AACTTAAAGAGATAAGAACTCGTCTTACAGAGCTGTTTGATAACACAGCAACTCAAGAATCAAAAAAACAAGCAAATATTTTTAATAATTCGTTTATTGACACCTACTATAAGAGTGGAGGCACTAGTATCATGCAAAAAAGATCTACACAGTATGTTGACTATCAGCGTAGGTCCCAAGCTTTTGAACTTGGGATGCGTGTTTACCCCTTTCTTGGGGGTAGTCCGTCAAGGTCAGGTCTAGTGATAGCTATCTTTCCTGCTATTGGTATGGTAGATGTGCAGTTTCCTCATGGTTCGCAACGCTATCCTGTAGAAGATCTTGTTGTAGATACTTCGGGAGATTACTTGAACATTTATACTGACAACCAAGATACTGTCCCTGGTGGGGTAGGTACTGTCCCTGTAACTTCTCGTGCTGTTAAAAAGCAAGCTAGTCGTGTAGCCTCCAAATACATGAAGCAATCTATTTATTGGTTCAAGAAGGATCGTACATTTCGCCAATGTCGAAATGAAGAAGATCCTTGTTGCCCGAAGTGTAAAGACCCACTCAGCACTACAATTTACAAGAGAAGAGGTGGTAAGAGCGAAAAACTACTCGTTTGTCGTTCCTGTCTCTTTATCATTAAACCCTCCGACATCATTAAGGGGTAAAGCATGGCATTTTTAAGATATGCGAGGGCTAATGTAGTACAGCCTTCTATTCATGGTCTACAATGGGATAAAGTTAGGGTCGCTTCGGGTGCTAAAACCATCAATGCCTCGCTAAAAAAGCAAGCAGAGGATATTTTAGGTGAACCTTTCACTCCAGATAGATTTCTACTTACACACTCCACAATCGTTTGTTCTGTTGATGCGATCACGCCTCCGAACACAAAGACAGGCTCGATTGAAGAGGGTGGTCAAACCATCAATCGTAAGTATGCAGATTATCGGGTTAGCTCAGAAACTGATAAGTTCATTAATAATAACCTAGACTCATGGTCAAGAGGTGTGATCAAAAAATCATATCAAACCTTTATTGGTGCTCATAACTTTGTTGAACATATCCAAGTTGAAGAGCTATCTAAGGGTCGTATCATTGATGCTGTTCTTAGAGATATTGGTGACTCTTTATATGTAGATATTCTCGTAGCTACAGATCGAAAACATAAAGATCTAGTTAAACAAATCGAAAACGGTCAAATGAACGCTATGTCTATGGGTTGTAGCGTAGACGAAACCACTTGTACTAAATGTGGTCATGTTGCCGCTGATGAGACCGAAATGTGTCCTCATATCAAATATGAGAAAGGCAATGTTTTCTATGATGAACAAGGAAATCAACATAGAGTAGCAGAGCTTTGTGGTCATGAAGAAATTGGTGGCACAGGAGGTGTTACCTTCATTGAGGCTTCTTGGGTAGCAACTCCTGCATTTGTAGGAGCAGTCGCTCGTAATGTCTTAGACATCCCTAAAGCTGAGATGGCTAAGTCTGCTTCTGATGAACTATTAAATGAAGTTCCTGAAAAGTGGCTCGCTAAAGCCGCTAGTTTACAGAGTTCTCCTTGGTATGACCCCCATGGTCAACTAAGTAAAAAAGCTGGACCTTTTGATATGGACGAGGATGAGGGTGGCGATGATAAAGTGGACACTCCTTCAGAGTCTTTACTTAAACAGCTTGAAGATGTTTACGAAACTGCAATCGTTGATCGTTTTCGTAAAAAACTCGAAAACGAAATGAAAGCTGAAAAAGCCCAAGAAGCAATGAACCCACCTATTGATAAATCTGTCGTTGAACAAAATGATACGATTATCAAAGAGGGGTTTTCTGCATCTAAATACATGAGCCTCTTAGATGCTTCCGTTAAAACAGCTAAGTCTGTTGAAGAAGCTGTCTTGAATATTACTTTGGTGAACAACCATTGTAATGTTCAAATACCTACCCATATTTATAAGTTGGCTAGTGTTTTAGGTACTACTACACAATATAATGGTGTTGTTGACTACCTTGAACAAGCCAACTATTTAAATGGTAAAAAATTATCGAAGCAAGACACTCTTCGTCTTGTAAGATTAGCTAAGTTATTATCCCTTAACACTTACGGGCAGAAATAAGTCTCGCCCTGTTTCACACCCAGAAAGGAATCTCCTATGTCAAGGAATTCTCGTTCTAAAAATATGTCTCGCAGGGCAGAGCTTGCTCGTAGAAGAAGTCGTAGAGCAAACTCAGCCCTTCCAGGTTATGATAATCTAGGTTGGGATCACTTCGGTCATCCTGCTTCTTCAGACCAACCAGATGTTGACGCTTATGGCTTCGACTCTGAATTCGGTGAAGGAGTTCGTAAAGGCCCTTATCGTTCTGGTCCAGCACCTGCATCTGTAGGTTGGACTCCTGAACACCCTGCTTCTTCTGATGAAATCATTGAAGACTATGCTCTTACTGATGATCTTCGCCAAGAGAACCTAAAGAAAGCTATGGAGCGTAAAGCGGCTAAATGTATTCAGATTGCTGAATCTCGTCTTGGTCGTACTGCTTCACAGCGTGAGATCGAGGATCTTGCTCTACGCATGATGGATCTTCCTAATCGTACTGTTAATGCTCGTGTTGCTCGTCTTGCAGATAACGCTGTTCAAGTAGGTACTGACTATGATGAAGGTCTTGACTTCACTGGTCCAGGAAATGCAAGTGATGAGCTTGAAGCTGATGATCACATGGGTCATGGTATGTTCGATGAATATGACATTGACGGAAATGAAATGATCGACATGGAAGAGTGGGGTGGGTCTGACTCTGCTTTTAACGCTCTCGATCAAGATGGTGATGGTTTCCTTTCTCGGGATGAAATCGCTATGGGTCTAGGCGAGTCTTTCGCAGACGATCTTGAAGCTGATGATGAACTCGCTTCTATCATGGCTGACCTTGAAGCAGACGACCTTGAAGCGGATGATCTTGAAGCTTCAATGAGCATGGCAGATGAACACTCTTCATCGGCTTCCGCACTAGCTGATGAAATTGCTACCCTTAAAGCAGCTAACGCTCGTTTAGCTCGTAAAGTTCGTAAACTTGCAGATAATGCTGTACAAGTTGGTACCGCGAATCAAGGTAAGGATGAATCTGCTGATTTAGAGACTAAAGCAGAGACTGAGCCTTCAGAGGGTCAACCAACTCAGCGTTTAGCAAAGATTGAGCGTCTTGCAGAAGCTCTTTCAACTTATATGTCAGACATGGAATCTACTTCTAGTGATGACATGGCTTCACTTCTTGCAGACCTCGAAGCAGACGATAGTCGTGAGATGAATGACTCAGAGTATGGGTATATTGCTGAAGAAACAGCTGAAGAAGTTGCTGAAGAAATTGCTGAAGAAACTGTAGAAGCTGATGACATTGAAGCTGATGACATTGAAGCTCATATGATGGGTGAAGATGTCATGGGTCTTGACATGGACGCAGACGATGCTATGGCTATGGATCCGAGACTTGCTTCTATCTTCACAGCCGCTGAGGATGAAGATTCTGAGGATGAAGATTCTAGCGAAGAAGATTCTAGCGAAGAAGAAGATTCTAGCGAAGAAGAAGAAGATTCTAGCAAAGAAGAAAAGACTGAGGAAAAGGCTAAGAAGAAAGCTTCTTATCGCCCACGCACCTCAGCTCGTAAATCCGCGGTTAAGACTCTTGGGAACATTTCTCGTGAGGCTTCTAGGGGTTCAGATGAACTTTCTAAACTTTGGGAGTCAGCTCCTGATGTAAGCAAGTTCTTCGGCTAAGGTAAAATAAACTTTCAATAGTTTATTTATATCTGACGCTATTATATTGGAAAACTTTTCGGGGTTGGTTGTAAAGCCACCCTATTCTTAACTACACTACTCTCTTGAAAACAGAGAGTACGAGCTTTATAGGAGAAATCTCATGGCTCTACTTGGACAAGCTAGTGGTGGTTTTACAGAGTCAAGCTCTGCGTTGCGTATCCTTCATGTAGGTGTGCGTAATACTGTAGGTCAACTACATAGCAGTGCTTTCACTCAGTCAAACCCCGTTTTTGGTGCTAATTCTACAGCAGCACCTGGTCTTTTAACAAATGTACTCGGTGTACTTAGCGGTTCTATCGCTTTTACTCGTGGTACTACTAACGAGCATGGTGGACCTTCAGCGGCAGCCGCTCCTGCTACTGAGCGTGTGCTTGGTGTTTTCATCAACAATGCTTCGGGCAATGCTTTTGAGAACCAACCTGGTGTTGCTTCTAACCGTGGTCCATATGTATCTGCACAAGGTACTTTTGCTAACCTTCTGTATGAAACAGTAAATGTTGCTGCCAATACTGACATTACAGTGACTTATGTTCCAGGTGCTGCATTAGTTGCTTCTATCAATGGTTTCTTGACCACTGCTGTAGGTAATGCAAATCACGATCACACTGATGGAACTACTATCGGTATTCTTAAAATCTCTCCCGACTCGACATCTGACGAGTTGGTTTACGACCAACGCATTTGATAGAAAGGAAGAGTGATTCATTATGAGTAATTCAGTAGACAACGCAGTTAAACAGAAGATCATTTCTGACTACATTAAGACTCCTCAAGGTCGTGCGAAGCTAGCTGCTTCAATGACTCAGCCTTTACGCCTTCGTAGAGACTACACCTCTGTAGGTCGTAAGACTTTCTTAGTCGAGCAACTTCCAGACGGAGCTTTACCTATTTATGACAAAGATCCTGATGTAACTGCATTCGTAGTTGGTGAAGAGGGTGAAAACATCCTTGCAATCACCAAACCTCGTAGGGTTATCTTTCCTCTTTTCGAGATTGCTTCAAATCCTGAGATTCCTTTGACTCAAATCAAAGAGCGTAGATTTGACCTTATCGAGAGGGCACAAGATTTAGCTCGTGCTCAAATCCAAGCGGCAGAAGACGAGCGTGTATTCGCTATTCTTGACGCTGTTGCAGCAAACGGATTTGATAGCGTTGCAGGTCAAACTAATGCTGACCTTCCTGTTATCGCTCCTCTTAATGGTGCTGTTCTTGCTGACGCATACAGCCTCATTGAACGACATGACTTGCGTGTTGCTCGTGTATTCATGAATGCTCGTGATTATGCAGACATCCGTAAATTCGGTCGTGATATCCTTGATATCGAGAGCCAAGCGGCACTTCTCAAAACTGGTCTTCAAGCTACTCTTTGGGGTGCTCAGATCATCACTAGCCGTCTAGTTCCTGTTGGAACTGTTTATGTCTGCTGTGAACCAGAGATGTTTGGTCGTATCCCAGTTCGTACAGAATTGACTGTACTTTCTGCTGACGATCCTAAAGCTCGTACAATCGGATTTTCTGTATTCGAAAATTTGGGTATCGGAGCTTATAACCCTCGTGGTCTTGTTCGTCTTACTGTACAGCGTTAATATCTAGTATATTCGCTTTACTTTCGCCTACTTAGGTAGGTGTAAGAGGTCATAGAAAGAACCTCATCTTCCATAGGGAGATGGGGTTTTTTCGTATCTAGGGGAAATAAATCTTGACCTTTCTAGGTTCTTAGTGGTACGAATGGAACACAACCAACCACACTAGAACCTAAAGAGAGGTGCTTGATGAACGCTTTTGAACGCATATTTAACAGGATATGCTTCCTAGTATTTAATATTGTAGGGAAGTTCCTACTTCTTCTTTGTTTTTTGTATGGAGCTATCGGGACAGCTTATATATTAGGGTTAGTTGTAGGAGGTCTGCTTGGCTTCTCATACTTAGGTTGGAAGGAAGATGTGGGATGGGTTTTAGGCTATGCCGCAGAGATTTTTGGATGGGGGTTAATCGTAGGAGTTGTGTACTTTCTTATCTGTATGACCCTTTTTATGATTGCGGGAGTATACTGGCTGTTGACAGGAAAAGAGGATCTAGGGGGTGGTTGGTTATGAGAGCTATACCTTGCCCTATCAGTAGAGAGAGGTTTGTAGACCTCTATGTGAACCAATGCTTAACCGAGAGGCAGATCAACGAGTTGTTGATTTCTGAGGGTCTTGACTCAAGTATGAAGCGTATTCGTAGTTGGAGACTACGCTATGAGATTGAGACTGTGGCTAAATATGATCGTCTTGGTCTTCCTAAGATTGAGGGGGAGCTTAGGTCAATCCTTATCGGCTCAATGCTTGGAGACGGTCGTATTGCCTTTAGAACGAACGCTTCACACTATGAGGAACGACACGCACCGAATCAGAAAGAGTATCTTGAGTGGAAGCAAGAGAAGTGGGGTGTGTGGTCATCTGGAGATTTAGCAGTAGCGATGAGTAGGGAGTTCCCTAGTTATATCTTTCGCACCCATGCTCACCCTATGCTAAATGAGTATCGAGACTTGTTCTATGAGGAGAGGGATAAGGGGTGGAAAGTTGTTAAGTCTGATGTTATAGACCAAGTAGATGAGTTAGCTTTGGCTATGTGGTATCTCGATGATGGTCATGCAGGACATTGGCCTATGATTTGTTTTGGAGCAAAACAGGGGAGTCGAGCTAACGCTTACTTAATCTTTGAGAAGTTTGGTTTAGCCCCTAACTGGACACATAAAAAAGGGGAGACAGGAGAGTTCCACTTTAAGGGTGAGAACGCTTATCGTTTCATTGAGATCATTAAGCCTCATGTACCCGATTGTATGTCTTACAAGTTGGACTTTGGTTTTCAAGGTCGTAACAATGCTATCAAGAAAAAGATGGACAAAGGCATCTTAGAGGACTTAAGGAGTAAGGGGTGGGGTAAGCGTAGGATAGCTAGGTATCTTGATGTAGGGGCGAGTACAGTGAGTCGTTGGATGGTTAAATTTGGGGTGGAGTGATTTGTAGTTTAATAGTTTATTTATAATTGATCTTAAGTGATCTCATTAACCTTAAACAAATGGAGAAAACCATGAGAAGATCAGCCTCAGAAATAATTCGTAACCTTGAGTCTAGGATTGCTAAACTTGAAAGCGGAATGGGTCGTACCGCAAAGTCTCTCAACCGAAAAGTTGAGTACACCTGTATTAAAACCACACCTTACTATGGAGTTTACAATGGTAAATATGAGGGTATTTCATACAAAAAAGGAGAGTCTGGAAGTGGTGTTCTTCACGCTGAGTTTGGAGATTATGTGATGATCGAAGAGTCTAACGGACTATTTATGGTACTTAAAGCTAGTGACTTTGACATTAGCTAAAGATAACCTCTTGCTCGTCTTACTATACAACGCTAATCTTTAATAGTTAGCTTGTATTACCTAGTCTATCGACTAGGTGTAAGAGATCTTAGAATGAACCTCATCTTCTTCGGAAGGTGGGGTTTTTTCGTATCTTTGGGGCGATGTACAAGGTTAGTGGTCTATACCTTGTTCACATAAAGGACAAGTATCTCCAATCTCGCATTTGATCTCCTCAAGTTCCTCCGTGAGTCTTTTTACCTCTTGCTCTGTCTTCAAGATCTTACTGTATAGATCAAAGTGTTCAGAAGCAATTTTGAGGTCTTTTTCAATCTGAGTGTTGATTTTTGGTAAGTCTATCTGAATACTAGAGATAGACTTGATTGTTCGGTCTAGCTCATTACGCTTATTCAACACACGCTCAAGTGGTGCAAAGTCTTTAACCTCCACATCAGGTAGAGATGGGAATGAGGTTAGCCCAACTCCTACGATGCCTTCCATGATCCTTAGTTTGTTCTTTTCTTTACGGATACGCTCAAGATCTTTGATCCCCATAAAGTCATGTGGGTTGACTTGTGGAAACTTTATATTTTGCAAGTCTAATATGAATGGTGTTTGAAACATAAGCATTTCTCTCTTTTCTTTGATTGTCTCTAGCTTTTTAACTCTTTCTTCGAGAGTTTTAATCGAAATCTCAAGGTCATTTATATGATGGATGGCTTTTTCTGCGTCCGCTAGTTCATCGAACTTTGGTAAACGATTACGCTCATACCCCAAGTCCTCATGCTTTATCTTAATGCGTTGATTAAGGTTCTTAGTTTCACTTCTAGAGAGACTTGAAGCTTTCTCTAGGGCTTCTATTGTCTTTACTTCAGACAAAGCACTAGAGAGGACACTAGGGGGCATATCAAGTAAGAAGATTTGTTCAAACTGACGAGCGATTTGAGGCCAGACAGTTTTCCCATCGACATCAACTGAAATAATGTTTAGGTCATCAAGCTCATCTGGAGTTTTTGACCCTACTTTATCTAGCTTTTGTCCATTGATCTCATACTTGTTGACCCCTTTTCCCTTTTCCCAAATGACTGAGTTACCATCATCAAAGTCTATAGATACTTTTGAGTATTTCTCTCCCTTGCGAACATGGGAATATCCTCTTGCGTTAGAAAACGCACCTGCAATAGCTCTAGCACAAGCTGACTTGCCTGTGTTGTTCGGTCCTGTAATGACAGTCAGACCTTTGACCTCAAACTCAGCGTGTTTGATTGATTGGTAGTTTTCTATTTTGACTTGCATGATGTCTTTTCTCCTATCCTCTTTATATGAATAATACCGAGTTTGTGGGTCGTAACCCCTTAAATATACCCTTATGCAACTTTTGAAAGGAGAATGAAAATGACAGATCAAAAGGATATTGGGAACATGGATTTTGAATATAAACTAACAGATGCTGAACTCGGAGCAGTGGACTTTGCAAGAGGTCGCTACCTATGGGCTGACATCGTATATCAAAACCTAGAGGGTGATACGCTTACCCTAGATAACATGACTCAACATGAGATGAGTGAGGCTATTGAGATAGAGGGTATTCCTTTATTAGATGATCGCACTGATCTTTTTCGAGGACTTATCTATCTTGAGCCTGTGTGAGCTTTAATAGTTTTTTTATAATTGATCTTAAGTGCTCTCTTTAACCCCTAAGTAATATAAGATAAGTGAACTTAGGGAGAGGAGATCAAATGTCCTTAGATACGAAATATAGACCTAGTAAGTATTCTGATGTGCTAGGTCAAAAGCCAACTATCCAAACACTCAAAGGTTTTATAAAGTCTGATGCAGGTTGGAGACAGTCTTATTTGTTCGCTGGTCCGTATGGCTCAGGTAAGACAACTCTTGGTCGGATTATGGCTCGTGCATTACTTTGCAATAATCCAATTGATGGATCACCTTGTGATGAATGTGATTCATGTAAAGCTATGCTTGTAGGTAGCCATGATTCATTTATCGAAGTAGATGCGGCTACTAACAGTGGGAAAGCAGATGTAAAGAAGCTACTTGAAGAGCTAGGTTATTCTTCCTTTTCAGGTAAGAAGAAGCTCTATCTCTTCGATGAAAGTCATCAACTTTCACGAGATGCACTAGATGCCCTCTTAAAACCGATGGAGGAGAATGATCGAGGTAGCTTTGATAAGAAGCTCGTCTGTATCTTCGCAACCACTGAACCAGAGAAGATGAGACAGACGGTATTGAGCCGATGTGCCCCTGCTTTTATCATTCGTCATGTTGATTCTGAAGAAATCGCAGATCGTCTTCAAAAGGTG